CATAGTGAACGTCGGCGTGACCGCTACCGACATATCGCTGAACGACTGAAATCCGTCGATACTGCCACGTTCCCTGTACAGGCTCGCGGCGTAGATCACTACCGCAAGCTTCGACGCTGGGTCGGGGACGATCGTCGGGTTATCGACATAGCCCGCTTCCCTGCGGCGCCGGTAGCAAAAGCTATTACTAGCGTTGGTACAGGTTTCGAGGTAGGCGGTGTCGTTTGCGGTTGCGGTTGCGATACCCAGGAATTCGTTTACGTCGTCGCTGTCGGCCCAGGTTACTTCGGTAGTCAGGACGGCGCCGACGGGGGAGAACGACGCTACGTCCTGACCGCCGGCGTGATAGGTCACGACGTCGGTACCGAGGTCTACGGTAATTAGCTGGTTATGACCGTCGAAGTGTTGCCCGACGTTGTAAACAATGACGTGTTCGCCGGCGACCAGGCCGGTAGCGTCCGCGAGGGTAAGGCTAGCTACGTTGTCCGTTAGGACAGCCGTGTTAATTACGTAGGTTGCCATGCGCTACCGGCCCGGTCCTGTCGATCAGACGAACGCGGCCTTACGGAACTTAGCGACGTCGATCATCAACGTAGCGAAGTTACCGCGGAACGCGATAGTGCGGGACAGGTTCGACGGGTTGTCGATCGACAGCGCGCCGCGCTGTTGCTCGAAAATTTCGTAGCCGTCGGCGTGACCGACGATAACCGTATCGTTTGCGAAATTGCTGTCCACGACGACCCGCAAACCAAACGCCACGTTGTCAGTCTGGCCCGGGTTCATGGAACCAAACGCATTCATGGGCCCGGTCATCGGGAAAAGCGGCCGGTCCGCGGTATCGACCAACAGGCCGAGGCTTCGCCACATATTCGGCGACAGGAACAAATGGGTCGGCAGGTAGTCGGTAGCGGTCAAAATTTCCTCGCTAGCGACATACACCCAACGGGCCCATTCGGCCGGATCGGCAATCGACGCAACCGTAAAGTTGGTGGTACTCGAGGCGCCGCTAACGAGGTTGTCGGCGGCGATGTTGTCGGTTTGCTTCGCGTACTGGCGGGCCATGTCGTCGAGAATCAGGCTAAGCACCTCGGGACTCGTCCAGCTAAGGTCCTGTTCGGAAATTTGGACGTAGCCGCCAACCGTCAGTTTCGTGACCTGATTATCAGTAACGACGAACGTGCCGGCCTGAAGTGTGTCGAATTCTGCGGCCTGTTGGGCGATACTCGTGTGGGTCGTCACTTCGGGGCGAATAAACACTTTGCCCGACGCGGGCATAGCCTTCGTACCGATAGCGTCGATAACCGGCCGCAACCCGCGGAGGGAATTGTAGACAGGTCCGACGATCGGGGTCGGCAAAATTCCGGGGGTGTCGGCTGTTCCGACTTCCGGCGCGGCGGCTCGGATTTTGTCGAGCAGGGCGGCGAATTCGTGGCCGCCGCCGAGGTACGCCGAAATATATTCGGCGGCTGTCGGCATACGAAAATCACGTTTCGGTTGGGCCCAAAGCGGTTCGGTTGGGATAGTGACCGGCGCCGGGGCGGCGGCCTCAATTTCGGTAGTTTCCATACATTCTTCCTTTTCTTGGGGTTCGGTGTCGTCGTTCTCGTCGTCCTCGGGGGCGGCGGCGGCGACCTGGTGAATACGGGCGTCCTCGAACGCGGGAACGGCCACTAGCGACAGCTCGTGGAACGTGCCGGCTTCGACGATTAGCGTCCCGTCTTTACCGTGTTTGTATTTTGTGGGTTGTACGCCGACGCTTACGGCGTCGATCGCGCCCATTTTCAGTAGCTCGAGGGCGTCGTTACCTGCGCTGGTTTCCGCAATTTTGGCGGTAAACATAAGCCCTTGCTCGGTGCTTACGCGTTCGGTAACGATACCGACGATACGACCTAGGTCGTGGTTTTCTGCGAGCTTCGGCGCTCGGCCGTCCTCGGGCAGACTATTACGCTCAAACCGTACCTTTTGGCCGAGGCTGTCGGTCGTAGTGACGTTCCAGGGGACGGCTAGGCCGGTAATGGTTCGGGTTGGTGTGTCGTCGGCGGCGGCGTCGATCGACAACTCGGTAGCGGTAAATTTAAGCATTATCGGGCGTGTCCTCGGCTGGGGTTAGGTCGGATAGGTCGGTAGTACCCAAAAGGTCCTCAAGGTCGAATTCCACGTGACGGCCGCGTGGTAGCACGTTGTCGGCGCTTAGCGTTTCCTCAATAGCGCGTAGGTAGGGCATAGCGCCGAATAGTACGAGGTCCTGGCGGGCCTGTTGGGCGTTTTGGTAAGTGAACGTCGAACCTGTCGGCGCGCCGACCAAATAGGGCGGTACGTTCGCGACGTTCGCTAGTTGTAGTGACGCGAATTGGCGGGCTTCGGTTAGCTGTAGTTTCGACGGGTCGCTCGAGAATTCTACGAATTTCACGGCTTCGTTTAGGGCGCCAATAGCGTTCGTTTGGCGGGCTGTCGCCCATGCTGACGCCAGGTCGGCCAGGTCGTCGGCGTCTAGGGGTTCGCCCGACACCTGCTGTAGGTAGCCGGCCGCAATTTCGTTAGACGCAAATCGTTTAGCGGCCAGGTCTAAACGTAGGGCTATGTCGATGGCTCGAGCGCCCATGTAAACGACGCCCTGAATAGGGCTATAGAACTGAATGACGTTTTCGGTCGGTACTTCGATACCGTTAAACGTGATTTGGTCGGACGGGCCGAACCACTGCGGGCCGGCCTGATCCTCGGTCGAAATGTTGCCCTGCGGTAGCCAGGTCATAGCCGACGGAAACCCGGTACTGTAGCGAGCTGTTACGTAGGCAAACGCGCGACCATAAAAAAACAGGTCGCTGAAAATGTTTGCCATAAAGAAGTTTCGGGTTACTTTCGGGTCGGGTCGCGTAAACCAGCTTTCGCCCGGTACGTAAACTTTTTCGTAGCGTTCGCCGTCCCATTCGAGAACGTAGCTACGTAAATCGAGGGACCCGACAACCGACGCCATAAGGTCGCGGGCGCGGCTGATCGTCGGAAGGGATAGGGCGCGTTCCTCGGCTGTCCCGACTTGGTAGCTAAGGAACGCGCCTACCTGGCTAGCGGCGCCGGCGGCGGCCTGAATAGGCGCCGACGCGAAAGCGGGCCCGGCCCGCCTGCCAAAAATACCCATTAGCCGGAATTATCGTCGGTTTTAGCGCGCTTGTCTACTATTTGACGTTGCCATGACCGGCCGGCGTATTACGGTCGGTTTGCTCGATAGGGCGGCCGCCCACACTAGACAGCGGGCTAGCTCGATAGGGCCCGGGGATTTTTGGGAACTAAGGGTAACCGTACCTTGGGTTCGGACCAGGACGGCGCGGGCGACGTGTTCGGCTAGGGCTACTTCGCCGTAATGGGCTAATTGCCCCTCGAGTATCATATTCCGTACTAAACTGGTGAATTTGGTGAGTTCGCCGTAACCGACGGTTTGGCGGCGGCGCTCGAGCGCCGGCGGCGTGTGAACATCTAACGTAGGTGTGATAGCCAAACTAATTTTTGGGTTTTCTAGGTGTTTTTCGATTTGTTGCCAACATTCGGTTTCGCGTTCGACCGTAAACGCTGTTCGTACGTAGGTTCGGCCGTTTTCGCTCGAGGCGAGAACGCCGACATAGCGGCCGCCGTCTATTGACGCGTCTACAGCTAGTACGCCGCCGTCGGGCATAGGGTCGCTGGTCTGGCATTTGTCCCAGCGGCCGACGGGTAGCCAGGCGCCGGCCGCCGCTACCCATAGGTTCAGGTGGGCCCGCAAAAATGCGTTTTTGTCGGGTGTTTCGGCGGCGGCCTCGAGCGCGTCGTAGGTGACGGTTCGCCCGAGGGCCGGGTTAGCCCACGAAAGCCAACGGCGGTCACGCCAGTCGATACCGGGCGGCGGCGACCATTCGGCGTAATACAGCTTTCCGGCCCGGCCGGTTTCGATCATGTTTATAGCCTGCTCGCGTAGCTGTAGTAGGGCCGTACTGCTTTCGTCGCCGGCGGTAGACCAGGCCGACAGTAGCGGGTTAGGGCGGGCGATCATAGACGGCCGTAGGGCGTCGAACAGGACGGCCGGCGACACGTTCCACAGCTCGTCCACTACGATTAGGTCCAGGCTGGCGCCGTGGAAGTTCGGGACGGCGGCCGCTACTTTTAGGGTGGACCCGTCGGGCATTTCGACCCGTTCGCGACCGTAGGACCAAAACACTTTACCGCCGTAGCCCTCGAGGACCGGCGCCAGGTCGCGGAATATGCCGCTAGCCCTATCGAGCTTATTAGCGGTAATAACGACGTGCTGGGGCGTCCCACGTAGCCGGGCCATGCCAACAGTCCAAAAACCAGCTAAAGCGGATAGCGCCACGCTCTTACCCTGCTGACGTGCTGTCGAAACGACGCTTTCCCTATGGCATAGTTGGCCGTCTACGTGTTCGAGCTGACCATTAAGAACCATAACCTGCCAGGGCATAAGCGGTTTCAGGTGCGCCGCCGCAAAATCGGCTACCAGGGGACCGTAAGACTCGGAACCCAGGGACGGCGTAACCAGCCTCGGCGCCTCACGCCCAAATTCGGGCAGGTCCACCACGTCTAGCCCATTTTCGTCCCTTTCGGTCTCATTTGGGATATACGGAAGGC